GGGTAAATTAACGCAAAAAATGCGGAAAATATGAGCAAAATTAGAAAAAATTTAATAGCCGATAATAGCCAAAAAATCTATGTTGTTTTGGGCATGCATCGTTCTGGGACGACCTTTTTGGCAAAAGCACTATACGATCAGGGCGTGGATATGGGAGTAAATAATGCAGATGATATAAAGTGCTTTTTTGAATCGAGAGAAATAGGAGAAGTAAACAATGAACTAATACACAGGGCCGGGGGATACTGGGACAACCCTCCTAGCGAGGAAAAAATGGCGAGGGTTGGTAAATCTTTATCAAAAAAGATTAAGGAGCTTATGACACCAAAATCTCATTTCTGGGGATTTAAAGATCCGAGAACGGCAATTACTTTTCAGGAATTAAGCAAGTATTTTAAGGAAGACGATGATGTTTATTTATACTGCTGTTTTAGAAAACCCAAAAAGGTTGTGGCGAGTTTAATGAGAAGAAACAGGCTCTTTAAAGAAAAAGAAACAAGAAAGTTAGTAGATTACTATAATAGAAAGATAATTAAGCATATTAAGAAGTTTGTAGAATTATGAGAGTAGTATTAGGATTACCACATCAAACGGAGAGAATACACACCAGATTTGTAAATAGTTTGATAAGCCTTACTGTTTATTCACTAAGCCAAGGTATTAAGGTAGACAGGATTGCCACGTATAGAGACAACATAACTTTTGCCAGAAACAAGATTGCCTCAAAAGCGCTGAAAGAAACCGATGCAGATTATTTGTTTTTTATGGACGACGATATGGTGTTTCAGCCGGATGCTCTGTGCAGACTTCTAAGAACCAAGAAACAAATTGTCGGGGGATTAACATTTATTAGAACTGAGCCTCACGAGCCATCATTCTTTACTTATCATGCAAAAACCGAATCATACGTTCCCATTTATATGTGGAAGCCAAATGAATTGGTTGAATGTGATGCGATAGGAATGGCGGCAACCTTAATTGATATGAAAGTATTTAAAAAAATGAAAGGGTTTGTTCAAAAGCACAAAGATATATGGGGATTCTTTGATAATGTAGGATTCCGAGGAGAGGACATCAGTTTTTGCCAAAAAGCCAAGAAAATGGGTTTTAATATATTCTGCGACACATCAACCTTAGTAGGACATTTAGGAGAAAAGATTGTAGGATATGGAGATTATCAAGCGATGGCAGATGATAAAATATTAAGTATATCAAAAAGCACCAAGCAGAGAAAGCATATGAAAGTAATACAAGTTAAAATATCAGACTTAAAACCAGCAGAATATAACCCCAGAGCTTTAACCAAAAAAGAGGCAAAGGATTTAAAAACCTCATTAGAGCGATTTGGGATGGTTGAGCCTATTGTTGTTAACAAAGCCAAGGGCAGAGAAAATGTAATAATCGGTGGACATCAAAGATTTTATCTTTGGAAAGAATTAGGCAATAAAACAATGCCTGTAGTTTATGTAGATATCCCAGATATTGAAAAAGAAAGAGAGTTAAACTTGAGATTAAATAAAAACTTGGGACATTGGGATTGGGATATGCTTGCTAATTTCGATGAGAATTTGTTAAGGGACGTAGGGTTTGTTTCAGAGGAATTAGACAAATTATCTAAGCCAATTAAGGAAGATGATTTGATAGAGCCGGGAGATAAAGCTAGGTCTAAACTTGGCGAGGTGTACAGATTGGGCAATCATAAATTAATATGTGGCGATTCCACAAAAATAGAAGTCTATAAAAAGTTATTTGATAAGGAAAAAGCCAATATGATATTTACTGATCCACCTTACAATATAGATTACTCATATGACTGGAGAGAAGAATTACATGGAGGTAAAAAGGTTAAACACCGTTTTTTTAGTGATAAGAAAACAGATAAAGAGTACTCTGATTTCATTAGAGATTGTTTTGTAAATGGTTATTCTTTTAGTGTTGACGAGGCAGCTTTTTATTGTTGGTACAACATGAGATATCACGAGATCTTGAGATTAGCACTAAAGGAAGCAGGGTGGAGGTTCTCACAAACTATTATATGGGTTAAAGATTTTCCCAATTTTCCTCAACCTCAGGGTTTTTCTAGGACATTTGAACCTTGTCTATATGGGTGGAAAAAAGGCAAAAAAGTATATGCTAATAAAATGTTTAGTAATTTTAGAGATATTGTAAATTACGATGATTTACAGCAGTTAATTGATTTATGGTACGAAAAAAGAGATTCAATATTCGAATATGAGCATCCAACTCAGAAACCCGTTAGATTAGCCGAAAGGGCAATAAAAAAGTCATCAAAAATAGGAGATATTGTTTTAGATATGTTCGGTGGATCAGGCTCAACATTGATAGCTTGCGAGCAGTTAAAAAGGAAGTGTTATATGATAGAGCTAGATCCACTATATTGCGATGTAATCAGAAAACGATATGCTAGATTTATAGGAAAGGAGGAGCAGTGGGAAGAGATAACAAAAGTGACACTATAAAAAAGGAGTTTCTAAAAGCGCTTCGTTCTAAGAAAGCAGCAGGCAATGTTCTTGTTGCTTGCAGCATGATTAATGTTAGCAGACAAACTGTCTATAAATATAGAAAGAAAGATGCTGTTTTCAGGAAAAAGTGGAAGGAAGCAGTAAAGAAAGGTAGAAGATTAATCGTTCAAGAAGCGGAGTATAGATTAAGAACATTGATTAGCGAGGGAAATATTACCGCGATTATATTTGCTTTAAAGAGTTATAAACCAAGCATTTACAAGGAAAGATTTGAACATGCAGGCAAAGGCAATAAGCCAATCGAGGTATCAATGCCCGGCGTGGAAAAGTGGTTGAAGAATAAGATTAAAAAAGCTTATGGCAAAACTAATTAAGGATAGCAAGGATGCGTTTCAAGTACTGGAGTTAATTTTTAAAGATCAAGACAAAGACGGATTATGGGAATATATTCATGATAATTTCGGTATAGCTATTCCTCGTAAAGCAGTTTGTCCACATCATGATGCACCTTTTGACTTTGTTGCGGACGTGTTTTTTCAGAAGGTTCAGAATGCTATTGCTTTAGCTAATAGAACAGGTGGCAAGCAACGGTGGGAGCAATTGAAGAGCAGGCCAAGAAATGTTACGGATATTTTCAAAACTTCATTAATAATATTGCAATATTTAATGAAAGGGTGATGGATTCGCTAATGCGAGAAACGAAGTTTACAAACGGCTCAATGGTGCAAATTCTTACTGGGACAATGTCTGGCGTTAACTCTCCTCATCCTCAGAAAACATTTTTAGACGAGGTTGAATTGATGATGTGGAATATTATTCAAGAGGCGTTTTCTATGCCACAATCCAGAAGAGATATCGTTGGGCAGCTAATTCTCACTTCTACCAGAAAGTTTGCATTTGGGCCAATGGAAAGGCTTTTGGATGAAGCAGAAGAAAGGGGATTTAAGGTTTACAGATGGTGTGTAATGGAAACGGTCGAGAAACACGATCCCGAGGTATGCAGGAAATCAGTATTTGCCGAGGATTGTCAGGGCAGGTGTTTAGAGTGCAGCGGATACTTGAAGCTAGAAGATGTCATCGCTACTAAGTTAAGGCTGGATAAAGATACTTGGGAATCTCAATGGATGTGTAAAAGGCCATCTCAAAAAGCCTTGGTATATCCGCAGTTTAATGAAGCGTTTCATGTTAAGAAAACAAAATTTGATACCGGCGCTGAGCTGTATTTATCAGAAGACTTTGGGTTTGCAGAGGGACACGCCAATGTTGTTGGTTTTTGGCAGGTTAAACCTTCTGGGCTAGCAGAGATGAAAGATGAAATATGGGTAGAGGGCAAAACAGACAGCGATATTATTACGATGGTTGAGGACAAGATAATAGAGCATGGTTTTATTCCTGATAGATATAAAGACCGACCAAGAACAGATGCTGAATTAAGAAGGTTATTGAATCAGGCCGTTAGTGTCTGGTATTGCCCAATTGAAGAACCCTCTAAAATAGAATTAAGAAGAAGAGCGGGATTTAGGGTTGAAGCCATGGCAGATGCTGATGCAAGAAAGGTTATGAATGGAATACCTCTTGTTAGGAAAGCCTTACAAGATAATATGCTTATCTTTGACCCAAGATGTAAAAAGACGATTAAAGAAATGAAAACATACGCTAATAAAGTGCGTACAGACGGCACTATTCTTGACGAACCAGCTAAAAAGAACGATAATGGACCTGATATGGTGCGGTACTTCTTCATTAACCATTTTCCAGCAAAACAGGCGGGTCATTTCCAAGAAACTAAAGGAGATAAAGACAAGCCTATTACAGCAGGAGTTTCAGAAGCTATATTTTAACAACTTTTGGTATTATGATATAAAGAAGTTATGGCAAGAAAAACCATTAGCAGAGGAGAGCTGGGTGGAAGTGGCACAACCGTCTATGGCGGGGTTGTTTCAGATGTTGAATATAATCAAACTCTAAACACCGAATACGGCGGGACAGGTCTTAAAATCCTCAACCGCATGAGGAAAAGCGACCCCGTTATTAGGTCTACTCTTTCAATAATTAAATTAGGAATTCTTCAGGGAGAATGGTTTGTAGAAGCCGGGTCGGATGACTCAAGAGATCAAAAGATTAAGGAATTTGTCGAAGAGGCCTTGTTTGATCGGATGAGTAAGCCTTGGAATGAAACGCTTAAAGACATTCTTACTTATTTAGATTTTGGCTTTTTTGTTGGCGAAAAAGTGTTTAAGGTTGAGGATGGTTTTGTTTGGTGGAAAAAGCTTGCATATAGGGCACAGACCTCAATAATGAAGTTTCAGACAAAGGGCAAGAAAGATGGTATTACACAGATACTATCTGGAGATATTGCTGATAAAAAGGATCGCATGCCCTCAATCCCTATTGAGAAGCTTTTAATATTTTCGAACGAAAAAGAGGGAGATAACTGGAGGGGTGTTTCGATTCTTCGGTCTGCATATAAGCCATGGTTTTTAAAAGAAAACCTAGAAAAGATTGATGCTATTGGGTTTGAAAGGAACGCTGTCGGCGTGCCTATCTTTAAAATGCCGCCTAACCCCGATGCTGCAGATGTGGAAAAAGCCGAAGAATTAGGTAAAAATTTGAGAGTTAATGAAAAGGCTTTTGTAATGCTACCTAGCGGTTGGGATCTTGAGATTGCATCCTCAAAATATGAGGGACAAGGAATTGGGAGGGCAATCAATAGATACAACCGAGACATTGTTGCAAACGTGCTGGCTCACTTCTTAGACTTAGGATCAGGGCCAACTGGATCGAGAGCACTGTCTGTTGACCAATCAGAGGCTTTTTATAAATCTCTACAGGCGATAGGAGATTATATCGCTTCTGTATGGAACGGACATGCAATTCCTCAATTGGTTGATTTAAACTTTGATAATGTAACTAAATATCCGAAGCTTAAGGTGACCGGTATTGAAAAGGTTGATGTAGAAAGGTTCAGCCGGGCACTTCAGGGCCTTGCTATGTCAGGGGTTCTTACAATAGATGATGATTTAGAGGATTATGTGAGAAGCAAGCTTAAGTTGCCTGACAAAATGGAAGCAGAATCCGAGGAAGAAGAGATTAAGAGGTCTACTAAGAAAAAGAGGGTACCTGCCGAGGAAGAGGAAGAAGAGGAAATTATCGAGGGGGAAAGTCAAAAAAAAAAGAAATTTAGGGAAATAAGAACTTGGAGGCCACTAACCTTTGCCGAGGAGAAAGTTAATATAGCTTCGCTTAAAAGGCAAATGGATCTTCTTGAGGCAGAGATAAAGAGAGAACTGCCGAAAGTTTTAGCGCCAGAAATTCAGGGATTAATAAATGACGCAAGGCAAGCTCTCCAGAGCGGTGATGCTAAAAGAGTTGAAGATATGTTTGTTCGATTTAAAACAGAAATAAGAGAATATATCTTAGATAAATTACATACTGCATTTGAAAGAGGAAAGATATCAGCTTCTAATGAAATGGACGTTGCTGCTCCCAGAACCTCAAATAAAATGATAAATCTATTAACGACAAAGGCTAATGCCATCGCGGACAGGTTAACAAATAGGCTTCTAGATAAAGCTAAGTTGACCGTGATTCAACAAATAGAACAAGCGACGCCCGTAACCGAAGCTGTTTCAGATTTGGAAAAGATATTAGAAGATGACATGTTGACTGCTGCCGGACTTACTGCATCAGTCACTACGGTTGGCGGAATTAATCAGGGAAGACTTTCGGTGTTTGATGAATACCCAGAGATGATTTATGCGCTTCAAAGGAGTGAAATACTTGATAATCGAATTTGTAACTTTTGTTTGTCAATAGATGGCCGGGTGGTTGAAAGAGGAGATCCTATCACAAAGATGGGGCCATTTCACTTTAGGTGTAGAGGAATTTGGGTTGAGATATTAAGAGAAGAAGCAGAAAAGCCCGAAATAGGTGGTATCCCGGCTCAGTTAAGGGAGAGGGTTGGGACGCTAGATGAGTTTAAACAAATTAGTTCTCCCATTCCGCTTAAAGGTTCATTAGCAGAAAGATTTATTAAAAGACGATGAGTCGTTTAAAGAATA